GTGACATGCGTCAGGAAGGACGCAAGCGACAAAACTATGTGATCCCGACCCCTGAGTTCCTGGAGATCAAAGACGAGGTTGTGCACACAGCTGAGGTATTCAGCCCGATGACCTGGCCAATGCTTATCCCTCCTAATGACTGGTCACACACTGAATCCGGTGGGTACCTGCTCAACGAGGTGATGCGTGGTCATGACATGGTACGCAGGGGCGGTCCGTCATGTATACAGGGAGAAACACCCATCAAGTTTCTGAACAAGATTCAGAAGGTTGCCTACCGTATTAACCCGTTTATCGTAGAGGTAGCGGAAGAGTTAGAACGTAGGCAGATTGAGGTGGGTAAGTTTGTCCCTATCATTGAGATGCCCCTACCGCCTAAGCCAGTAGACATAGCAGAGAACAAAGATTCTCGAAAAGACTACAGGCGGAAAGCAGCAGAGGTAATGAACATCAATGCACAAGCATTCCAACGTTCTTGTAGAACAAGGATGACATTGAATGCAGTGAAGGTGTTTAAGGATAGAGATAAGTTCTACATCCCGTGGTCGTTTGATTACAGGGGTCGTGCTTATCCTATTCCTGCATTCCTCACACCGCAAGATACAGACTTTGGTAAGTCTCTGCTCAAGTTTCATGATGAAGCGTTTGTAGATGAATACGCCTGTGATTGGTTAGCTTTCCAGGTCGCTACAACGTACGGTCTAGATAAGGCGACCATGGCTGAGAGATTGGCATGGACGCTAGACAATCATCAACTCATCACAATCATCGCTCAGGATCCGCTCGGTAACCTGCATGAATGGGAGGGTGTCGATGAACCTTGGCAGTTTCTTGCAGCGTGTGAAGAGTATTATCATTGTGTGATTGCATGTGATCGTTCACATACTTCGCTGATGGTAGCAACAGACGCTACATGTAGTGGTCTACAAATCCTGGCAGGTTTAGCCAGGGACGCAAGTACTGCACGACTAGTTAACGTTCTTCCATCTGATAAACCACAGGACGCTTACAAGGTCGTTGCAGAAGAAGCTACACCGCATTGCCCTGTCTCTATCCGTCCTTACATGGACAGGAAGACGGTCAAGCGTGTAGTAATGACCGTTCCTTACAATGCTAAACCGTATTCCAACCGTGGATACATCCGTGAAGCATTGAAGGACAAAGGTGTGGAGATTGAGAAAGACGATCTCACTGCTACTGTTAAAGCAGTCAGGGACGCTATGAATGTGGTCGTTCCTGGTCCTATGTCTGTCATGACGTGGATTGAGAGCGAGGTAGCCGAAGCTATTAAAGGCGGAGCTACTGAGCTAACATGGACAACACCTTCTGGGTTCGTCGTCACACAACGGCTGATGAAACCAGAGATACAACGTATTGAGCTACAACTGCTCGGTACGTGCAACCTACGTGTTGCCGTCGGTGAATCAGACAAGGTTGACCTGTTGCATCACAAGAACGCAACTGCTCCTAATCTGATACATTCACTCGATGCCAGTTTGCTTCACCTATCTGCGTTGCGGTTTGACGCACCCATCGCACTGATCCATGACTCTGTGTTATGCAGAGCCACGGACATGTCCACATTGTCTACGCTTGTGCGTGAGACTTACATGCACCTGTTCGCAGAGCATGATTACCTGAATGACTTCGCTCAACAAATTGGAGCGGAGACTGCACCACCGATTGTAGGCGACCTTGAGCCTGAGTCGGTTATCGAATCCACCTACTTTTTCTGTTAATGGCACGCACCATCCACAAGACCGAACAGCCTGTTGTCCTTGAGGGATATCAAGCTGTACTGAAGCCGGGTAAGTTCGGCTACAAACTGTCTGCACTTGTCGATCAGGCAACTGTTGATAAGCTCGAAGATGAGCGCACTGAAGTCCTTAAGTGGGCAGAGGGTAAGCTCAAGAATCCTAAGCGTTCTACTCTCAAGCCTGAGCCTTGGGAAGAAGTGAGCGAAGGTAAGTATCAAGTTAAGTTCAGCTGGAACGATGACACCCGTCCCCCTGTTGTTGACAGCGAGGGTACTCTGATCACTAACGAGGATACGCCGCTGTACGGTGGCTCCAAGGTCAATCTGGCATTTCACCAGAAGCCTTACATCCTCAAGGACGGAGTTACCTACGGCACTAGCCTCAAGCTGGTGGGCGTACAGGTGATCGCCCTTAACACCTCTGCTGGTGTTGACACTGGTGACATGGGCGAAGCCGATGTTGCCGAGCTGTTTGGTAAGACCACTGGCTTCAAGGCTGGTGAGCCGAACATCACCTCCAATGACGAAACTACCCCCGACGACGACTTCTGATGGTTACCTTTGATTGCGTTAAAAACGAAGAGCTTGGACTGTACGAAGGCACCCTGTGTGTCAAGCTACCTGAGATCAGTGTTACCCGCTACAAGGCGGATCGCTCGGACTTCAAATATGAGATGCGCCGTGCTGTTTCTGAAATCGTCGAAGAGATCATCGAGAAACAACTTAACGACTTCTGATGTTTAGATCAGGCTTGGAGGGCAAGGTCGCTGACCTTCTCTCCAGCTTGAAGGTTAAATACGAATACGAATCACGCAAACTCGCATACGTTCTTGAATGCAACTACATCCCCGACTTTCTTTTGCCGAATGGTATCTTTCTCGAAGTGAAAGGACGCCTGACAAGCGAGGATCGCCGCAAGATGAAAGCAGTAAAGAAGAGCAATCCAAAGTTAGATATTCGCTTCGTCTTTCAAGCACCCTATAATAAGATCTACAAAGGATCAAAGACAACTTATGCCAAATGGGCGGAACGTAATGGTTTCCCCTGGGCGTCATATCAAAGTATTCCTATTGACTGGCTCAAATGAGCGAGAGCGAATTCATAAGGCACGAGCCTTGTATCCACTGTGGCTCATCGGATGCGAATTCTTTGTACTCCGATGGTCACAGCTTTTGTTTTTCATGTAACACCTACACCCCTGGGGAAGGGGAGGTTGTTCACAATCATCAAAAAATGACCACCAATGTTCAACTACGTGGCTCAGC